TTTGGATTTACATAAAGAATACGCCCTTCACTATTCTTTATAAAATTTTCTAACTTATTTAAAGGCATTGGAGAATATTGGCCAAAATATTTCTATGTTTCTATTTAGTCATCTTTTTGTGAGACAGGATCAACGTAAGTAATCATTTCAGGTTCAGCACTTCTCTTAATAACTTCCATTACTGCTAGGAACTGATCACCACTTTCACATTTAACAAATCTAGTTTCACCTTCACTACTAATTAAAGTAATTCTTTTTTTACAGACATCAACTATAATATCCTGTACCGTTTCCTCAATATCCATTTAAATACTCCGATTTGTAATATGATACTATGTATTGATTGTTTTGTCAACCTTTTACACTCTCATCTTTTGTTACTATAAGTTCTCTATCAACATAATACCAAGTAACTGCAACTCTTTTACAACCTTTAGTTACTTTTTGTCCAGAATGAGGATAACACCAATTTGAAGGAAATATTAAACCATATCCTGGTTTAGGTTTGAAGGTTGCATGAGGAAATTCAGTTCCACCACCTTCAAATCCACCAGTCAAATAAAGAACTATAGATATTTTTCTATCAAATTCAAATGCTCTTTTGTCAGGACTTTGATCAGTATGAAATAGATATTCTTGATCTTCAGTATATTGAAGAACTTGAATACTTTCTCTAAAAGAAGTAGTTGAATATCCACCAGGAACAGGATACTGCTTAAAGGTTGGACACAATTCACTTATTCTATCCTTATAAACCAATAAAGCAGCATTCATACTCTCATGAATGGTTTTAGTTACATCACTAAGTTCTTTTAATGGTGTACTTATACTAGATCTAACTGAAATATCTTGCTTATTACCATCTCCTTCTCCAGAGTGATCAAAAACTTTACTTTGAAATAATTCTAATGTATCAATATAATCATTTATTTCCTTTAACTGATCAATTTCTAAAAATTTAATAGTTTGAATCAATTCTTCCATAATAAAATTTTAACTTATGTAGGTTTTGTCGGCCAACTGGAATGTGTAAAGTCATCTGCCATCGCCTTCGCAGTTAAACCACTATCTGCTGCTATAGTTGCTGGAATATCTCTTAATGCTTGTCTATATGTTTGCCACTCAGTTTTCTTACTAGAACCTAATGGAGAATCATTACCTTGAGTCCAATCAGACCAAGATAATAAAGCATTTCTATATTGTTTTACTTCTGCTAAATGATCTCTTGCTGCCTCTATTATATTTGCTTGAGCAGTTTTTTCATTAGCATGATCTGTTACTGCTTGTTGCCAAATACCTATTGCAGTAATATCCTCATTCCATTTACCTTCAGTAGTATATTCAACGTGACCTTTGTTTGTTGAACTATCCCAATGCATCGCATGAACATCTGTAGGAATCCAAGAAAGATCAACATTACTACATACCACTCCTTCAGTATCAATAATTATTGTTTTATCAGATGGAACGACTGTTAATTTCATTCTTCTATCTCCGTTACATTTTTTATTTGCTTAGATTGTTGTAATCTCTCTTGAGCTTTTAATTCCAATTCTCTTTGATATATTTCTTGTGCTTTCATAGTTGATCTCACAGTTTCATTTCTAAAGGATTCAATAGAAGCACAAGTTGCTCTCTGTTGTCCAGAATTTTCAATCATCATCATAGGCAACCAAGTAACTGCACATCCATATTCATCAGTTTCCTCTCCTGTATTAGGATTCATACCACGAACATGAGTAAACCAAGCACACTGCATTTGAATACAATCTTTACCAATTAAAGGGCAGAACTTACCCTGCTCAAGTTTCATTATATTAATCCTTTGAACATATTATAACATCAACATACTGAACACGCAAGTCAACACTACCAGAACTACTAACACTAACACTATCACTGAAACTGTGAGAGTGATTGCCTATGTCGTGACTATGATTACTAGGGGAACCAGAAGCACTAAAACTATCACTAAAACTAAAGTTGGAACCAGATATTTGGTAATTAACTAATGAGTGATTGTGAGCTCCACTTCCACCAGTACTATTAGTATTAGGTTGTCCTGAAGAACCAGCATTTAAATGATCAAGAAAACCATAATTACCACCAGAAGTACCAATTTTTGCATGATATTGGTGAGCGTGAGATGGTATCTGACTAGTTGCTAATGTTACTTGACTGGTACTAGCGTAAATGTATTGACTACCACTACAATTACCACTAACAGATCCACTAACACTAACAGATCCAGCATTTTCACTACTTGTAGATCCAGAAACACTACTTCCTGTACTTCCACTAGCACTTCCAGATCCACTTACACTTATACTCTTATTCTCAAAAGTACTAGTAAATGAATTACTACCGCCAGATCCACCACCAGTTCCATCTACCACTCTAAGTGCCTTATTACTTACACCACTTGTTACTTGAGTCCATCCAGTAGGAGCAGATGCTTGATAGAATAACATCACAGCTCCTGAAGGAACTGAACCAGAACCTATCTCACCTTTTTGACCCTTATCATTCAGATCACCTTTATTACCTTTATCACCTGGTTCACCCTTATTACCTGCTGCTTCTACATCACCTTTAACACCTTTTTCACCTTGAATACCTTGAGATCCTACTTCACCTTTAGCACCTTTATCACCAACCTCACCTTTCGGACCAGCATCACTAATATTAATAGTACCTACCATACCACTATGATATTGGCAAATATAATACAAAGTATTAGGTGCATTATACGGAACTGCAAATGTTATAGATCCTGACGCAGTACCATTGTTAGTTACTCCTGAACTATATGCATTACCAGTTCCAGTAGTTGCAGAAGTTTTAATCCAGAAAGGATGTCCACTTGCATTTACATTAAAGATATAAGTAAATCCTCTCAATAAAGTAAGATCTGGATCATTAGCACCATCGATAATATAATCACTTGCACCACTATTTGTTACAGTAAATCCCCTTGCTCCAGTTTCTCCTTTAGTTCCTAGATCACCTTTATCACCCTTATCACCAACTTCTCCTTTAGTTCCTACTTCACCTTTATCTCCTTTATCTCCTTGAATACCTTGAGATCCTACTTCACCTTTCTGACCTTGAATTCCTTGAGAACCAACTTCTCCCTTCTGTCCTTTGTCTCCAGTAAGACCAACTTCACCTTTAGTTCCTTGAGGTCCAGGAACAACAGATGCATCACCCTTATCCCCACCAGGACCTTGAGAACCTGTGTCTCCCTTATCTCCAGTAATACCTTGAGAACCCGTATCTCCTTTATCTCCCTTATCTCCAGTGTTTCCTACATCACCTTGTGATCCAGTAGCACCTTTATCTCCCTTATCTCCTTGAACACCTTGTGATCCAGTAGCACCTTTATCACCAGCACTACCTTGTGATCCAGTATCTCCTTTGTCTCCTTTATCACCCACAGTACCTTGTGATCCAGTAGCACCTTTATCACCTTTATCACCTTGAACACCCTGAGATCCCTGAGAACCAGTATCACCTTTATCTCCTTGGGTTCCTTGAGAACCTGTATCTCCTTTATCTCCCTTATCCCCTACAGTACCTTGAGATCCTACTTCACCTTTCTGACCCTTATCACCAGTATTTCCTATAGGACCTTGAATACCTTGAGATCCTACTTCACCTTTCTGACCCTTATTACCACCACCAGGACCAATAGGACCTTCATCACCTTTATCTCCAGTATCACCCTTCGGACCTTCATTACCTGTACCACCCTGAGATCCTAAATCTCCCTTATCACCTTTATCACCCTTACTTCCTCCTGGTCCTGGAGGTCCACCTGAAGGTCCTGGAGGTCCAGCAGATCCATCATCACCTTTATCTCCAGTAGCACCTTTTTCACCTTGTGGTCCTGCTACAGTAGAATCTTCACCTTTATCTCCTTTATCCCCAATATCTCCTTTATCTCCAGTATTACCTTTGTCTCCAGTAATACCCTGTCCTCCTATTTCACCTTTCTGTCCTTTATCTCCAGTAAGACCAAGTTCACCTTTCTGCCCTTTCTCACCTACACCAACTTCACCCTTTTGTCCTAGATCACCTTTATTTCCATCAGCACCCAATTCACCCTTTTGACCTTTTTGACCTACACCCAGTTCACCTTTTTGTCCTACGTCACCTTTATCACCTACTAAACCTTGAGAACCAACCTCACCTTTTTGACCATCAGCACCATCAGAACCTTTATCACCTTTTGGTCCTATTTCACCTTTTTGTCCCTTATCACCTACTTCACCCTTATTACCTTTTGCTTCTACATCTCCTTTCTGTCCTTTATCACCTACCTCACCTTTAGGTCCTATAGGTCCAGGAACAACAGATGCATCACCTTTTTCACCAGTAGGTCCTTGAGCACCTTTATCACCTTTAGTACCAATTTCACCCTTATCTCCATCACCACCAGGTCCACCCGATTCACCTTTTGCACCAGGATCAGGTATTCTAGTCCAAGCATAACCATTCCACTTCCAAGTAGAACTACCGAAAGAATATGTATCACCTACATTAGGATTTATGGGAAAGGATATAACGCTCATGATGGTTTAGTAGGCCAAGTTGGGTTGCTAGGATCAGCAGTATTTGCAGGAAGATCTCTTAAAGTTTGTCTATAAGTTTTCCAGTCATTATCATTTGATAGAGTTACATCTCTACTCTGAGTCCAATCGGATTGAGTAAGAAGTAGATCTCTAGTTTCTCTAAGTGTTTTAAGATAATCATCATTAGTAGGTAGATTAGGATTAAAGAATCCAGCAGATGTTGTATATTTCCATCCAGCATTTACATCACATTCTGATCCAGTAAAATATGTACTTCCTATACCAACAACAGTAGTTCCAGTTGGATGATGAAAATCAGATATTGGAACATTCTGAGGATATACACCAAAAAGTATTCCATCACTATCATTAACTATGGCACATCTTGAAGTAATACCAGCAACACTTTTAACAGCAGTAACATCTTGGCTTAATTTGTAATTTTGCCAATCCTTAAACTGCATAAGAAGACCTGCAGCACCTAAAGAAGTTTGATTATTCTTTTGCTCATTACTTAAAGACGCAAGAAAGTCAGTCCAATCAGAACTTCTTTTTGTCTTTGAATATTCTGCTATATCTGTGTAGCCAATTCCCATAATCTTTCTATTTTAGATATTTAGAACTCAAATATAACACAAACACCATCACCACCAGGTTGAGAAGCACTGCCATTCTGAGAACCAGTACCACCAGAACCAGGAGCACCTTTAACATTAAAGTTAGTGCCATTAGGACCTCCCCAATGAGATGGTCCACCAAAACCACGAAGATAGTTAACAGAGTGTCCTACTCCACCAAAAGCACCATTAGATACAACTGTATAAGAATGTGATCCACCAGAACCAGAGGCATTACCAGCGTGACCACCACCATTTACAGAAGATTGATTACCAATTCCACCTCCTCCACCATAAGCATACATTGCATATGAACTACCACCATTAGTAGTAACAACACTATTACCACCATTATTTCCATTGCCACTACTACTAGCACTACCACCAGATGCTATTGACATAGTAACTGTTGGAGTAACACCAACCATCATATGACCACCATATTGATGAACTGTTCCGCCTGATCCACCACCACCGCCACCTGCGTTTGATCCACCTTCTCCACCTGATCCACCTCCACCAGTAAGAATTATATAAAAGTAATTGAAATTACTAATATCGCAAGTATGAGTATGACTTCCAGCACCAAAAACTGTTACTTTAGAATGAGCAACAACATTACTTGGATCAGCCCATCCCCAACCTTGAGAACCAGTTCCACCAGATATAGCAATATCACCTAAAGCTCCCATATCTTCTGGAGATGCTGGACTAGTATAGGCATACATCTTAGTTGGAGTCCATATACCATCAGATTTAAATTTCTGTATTACTCCACTAGCACCATTATTAGATGAAGTAACACCATTATAGAATTCAGTTTCATTACTGCCATTTACATGTATCTTTGTTTTTACAGTCCCACCAGAATTAAGGAATTCAAGTTTATGATCACTATCATTATATTGTAACCTAGCAGCACCAGCAATAGATCCATTATTATTATATTGAATATCGTGGTCACTACCACCTACACCACCACCAGCAGCTGGTTCACCTTTATCACCTTCCTCACCTTTCTGTCCTTTAGTGGAATTATCTGGTCCTACTTCACCCTTATCTCCTTTAGTAGTAACTCCTACTTCACCCTTTTGACCCTTATCAGCCTCTTCACCAGGTAAACCCTTATCTCCATCTATACCCTTATCTCCGTCTACACCTTTATCACCATCCTGTCCCTTATCCCCATCACCTGGTTGACCTTTATCTCCCTCAATACCTTTATCCCCATCTATACCCTTATCTCCGTCTGCACCTTTATCTCCATCATTACCTTTCTCACCATCACCTGGTTGACCTTTATCTCCTTCAACACCTTTATCTCCTACAATACCTTTATCACCTACGTCTCCTTTATCTCCATCATTACCTTTAGCACCATCACCCTTTGGTCCTTTATCTCCTACTTGACCTTTATCACCTTCACCACCTGGTTCTCCCTTAGTACCTGCACCTGTTTCACCCTTATCTCCTTTATCTCCTTCACCTTTATCTCCCTTATCACCTACTTCACCTTTCTCCCCCTTACTTGCAGCAGCACCATCCTGTCCTTTATCTCCTTTATCTCCTTTATTACCATCACCTGCTGTACCTTTTTGACCCGTATCACCTTTATCACCAGGATCTCCTTTGTTAGCAGCAGCACCATCTATACCTTTATCACCCTTCTCCCCCTTATCATTCAATTCTCCTTTATCACCTTTGTCACCAGGTTCTCCTTTATTCTCTCCTTTCTGTCCTTTATCACCACCATCACCTTTAATACCAGGTTCTCCCTTGAGTCCATCATTACCAGGAGAACCATCAACACCTTTTTGTCCAGCATTTCCAGGAGGACCTTCAGGACCTGCTACAGTTGAATCTGCACCTTTAGCACCTTTAAGTCCATCAGGTCCTGTAAGACCCAATTCGCCTTTTTGACCTTTAGGACCAACTTCACCTTTAGGACCTGGATTTATGTTACCACCACCAGAGTTGGCAATAACCCAAACTCCACTATAATATATTAATAAATCACCAGTATCACTTTCCCACCACAATTCACCTTCTCTAGCATTTGTAGGTGGAGTAGCACTTATAGTTGCAGGGGTAACAGTAACAGTTGCTCTTACATTACCAACAGCACCAGTAGCTTCTACAGCAGCACCAACAAAATCAATTTGTGTAATACTATTTGCAGTTCCTACAAGAGATCCTTCATCATATATGCTTAAAGCACCAGGAGTACTACCACCAGCAATTGGAGTCCAAAATCTTTGACCAGGAAATCCAGGTATTGATACTATTTGATATTGACCACCTGCAGGAATACCTGGTGTTCCACCAGCAACAGGATCTCCAAGATTAGGTTCTGCTTGCTCTAATCCAAGATATTGATATCTATCTTCCTTTAATTGATCTTGTGGGGTTCTCTTAACCCTTCCACTCAAATATTTCTTAGACATTACTATTCTCTAGAATACTTGCAATGAATTCCATTTGTAATGGAGCAACCATACCACCTGCATTTGTTGTTCCTACATTGACTCGAATAGATTCATTAGCAGAAGCAACCGCAAGAGTTAAATTTGATCCTGAAGCAGGATCAGTTGATCTTGGATAAGAATGTTCTGTATAGTCGTTATCCATAGTACAAGTAAATACCAGAGAATTATCTGCTATTTTAATAGTATTTCCATTAACAAGACTATTAGCACCAATGGTTAAAGTCAATTCACCACTAGTTGGATTATAAGTACATTTCCATACACTAAATTTAGTACCAGTAGTATGTCCACTACCAGATCCATCAACTACTTCAACACATTGTGGAGTACCACGAACAAATGTATGAACTGCTGGTTCATATATGTGAGTATATCCCTTAGATCTACCAATATCAGCAGAAAATGATGTTGTACTAGGGACAGTATCTATGACATATGCTTGTTGTGGATCAGGGAAAATATTTGTTGTAATCCCTGTACTACCAGAACATGTAAAATATAATCCACCCATTGTAATCTGTTCTGATGCATTATATCCATGATCAGACATTGTAGTTACAGTAACAATTCCAGTTGGTTCATCATATGCAGCATTGGTAACTGTATTAACTCCACTCTGTGTTCCTGAAATATAAACTTTATCAATTACTAATGGTGTTTTCTCCAATACTATTCTACCATCCACCATTATCAATGCATCATTTGGTGGAATTTCAGCATCTTTTATGACTCTTATATCTCTCGAATTTCCTGTACTTCTTTGCTCTCGTCTTTGAATAAATGTGACTGTTGGATATGTAGTTCCTACCGCAACATTAGATACTTGTGCATATAGCAATAAAGATGAAGTTCCTGTAGGAACCTCATATAGTTTCTGTAATCCTGGTGCTACAGGAACAGAAACATTTAAAAACTTATTAACGGGTGCTATTGCCATATTATCTTAACGCTAATATCAGTGGTGTTAGTTGTGCTTGTATAGCTCTATTGAAATCCCTTCCACGTATTGTAGACGTAGTTTGATCAATTGTCAAACCATCACCAATTTTAAAGTTACCTTTTTGATCCGTGCTGGTAAATGGTACTTGACCACCATTTTTAGCAACAACTTCATATTCAGGTATAGGTTTTCCAGCCTGGAATGGGTTAGCTGTATTTATATTTGTACCTGCACCCACATATTCAAATGAATGTGAACTGGTTATAATTCTACTCAACCTAACAAGTTCCATTTTTACACCTGCTTTAACAGCAAATGGAATAAACTCATTAAAGGTTATTGTAGTTCTACCTTGAAGTGCTCCAGACGTAGGTGTTTCAGTTGCCTCATCAACAGTATATAAAATAGGATCCATATCTGCAGTTAATTGAGCACTACCAGTACCAGATACACTCACTACAATATTTTGTGTAGGTAAGTAGTTTCTACCACTAGCGATAACATCAACCGAAGTTATTATACCATCATCACTTATATTAGGAGAAAACTCAGCAAATATTGCTTCTGGTCCTTCAGGGAAAGTTGCAGTTATTATTGGTGGAGCAGATGCAGTATAATCACCAGCATTACCACCATTAACAACAGTAATAGATCTAATTAACTGCATTGGTTCAGTTATTGATGCAGTTGAAGGAGTATCTGCATAATCATTCATATCTAAATGGAAGTACGCACCTTGTCCATCAAAAGGAGTTCTATATCTTCTTCCACCACTATCAAAATCTCTACAATCAGAAAGAGTTAACTTATCAGATTCTCCATTTATTGCTTCATGTAATGTTCCATCAAACTCAACAACACTAGTACCATCAGCAACTAATCCAAAAGTACCAAATGATGAGTTAGAGTTTGTAAGATCACACTGTCCACCAGATGTACATCCAATAGCAATCTCACATCCAATAGTGAATATAGAAACTAACTGAGCATAAGCATTATTTGAAATAGAAACACCAATACCTGCTTCATTATATTGTGTGAATGAATCACAGACCATACTCTTCAAATCTTGTCCCAAATCATTAGTTCCAGTATATGCAGCATCAACATGATGTCCATTTAATTTCATACCGATACTACTATTCAAGAAGTTAGTACAGTTTCTAACGTATGGAGATTTCCATCTTCCTGTTGGACCTTCATTAGCAGGTCCAGCAGAAGTATATCCAGTTATAGCACCATATGATACTCCAGCATCAATATAAGTTTGTGTTGGTGGGAATGCCACAACAGCACAATTAATAAATTCTTGTGCTGCTGATGTTCCATGAAAACTTATATTCTCAATCAAACATCCTCGTCTAACATGGAAAACATCCTTATTGACATTAGAAGGTGTAATAGTAACTAATCTAAGATCTTCACCAGTTACAGTAACATCTCTCTGCAATCCAATAGGATTATTCTCAGTGTAAACACCAGAACGAACTTTAATTGTATCACCTGGTTGTGCTATTGCTGCTGCAGCACCTACAGATGCTTTAGCATCACCTTCCAATAAACCAGTATTACTATCATTTCCATCTTTTGTTACCCAATAAGTATTGGTAGTTTCTACACCAGATGGTCTCCACTTTACACCACTTGATGTAGCAGATAATCTATAATCATTTTTACTACGAGAACCATCATATCCTGTCGTATTTAATTTATCAATTAACTGGTTTTCTAACTCTAATGTACCAATTAGTTTTGTATTTCCTTCAACATTTAAGTTCTTTCCAATTCCAGCACCACCTAGAGTAACAAGAGAACCACTTGAACTATTAGCTGATTGTGTTGTAGATTCAACCTTAGTATCTCCACCAACGAATAATTTCTTAACAATACCTAGACCACCATCCATTTGCACAGAAGCAGCAGTAGTACTACTAGCATCTGAAGTATCATTAAAAGTTGTTAGTCCATCAACATCTAATTGTCCATCTAAAAAGGTATCTCCATTTACATCAAGCCTTTGCTTTAACCTAGTATCACCATCTACTGTAAGTTTAGAATGAAGATCAGTATCACCATCTACATCTAGTATAGAATTAAGTGTTGTATCTCCATCAACATCTAACTTTGCTTGTAAATCAGTATCACCATCTACATTTAACTTAGAGTCAAAATCAACATCTCCAGTTACATGAAGTTGTCCATCAACATCTAACTCTACTGCTGGATTATTATTCTTAATACCAATATTCGTCATCCTATAGATTGGAGAATCATTAGCACTACTAGTATGACCCCATAAGTCCTGAGTTTGAATCCTTGCAATCGCAGTTGGATTTGCTGGATCGGGTATTGGTAATAAAGTATCTACTCCAAGACCTAAACTGTTTATTTGAGTAAAGTTTAACCATTGGAATAATTGTGCAGTACCACTTAAAGGTAAATCAACTCCTTCATCCTGAACATACATTCCATCCAATGATACAGGAGATGCTTGAACCCACCGTATACCATTTGTATCTTGATTTAAATAATATCCATTCGCACCAGATGAATCAGCAGAATCGACAATATTCCTGTCAATTTTTACAGATCCCTCTACATCTAGTTTTATTTCACCATCAACACCCTCATTATATCCAGGTATAGTACCAGGAAATGTACTACCTATTCCAACTCTACCTGTTTGCGTAACTACAAATGTCTCTTCTGCAGCATTGACTTGGAATATCTGCCACGGATTTGTACTTCCAATACCAACTGAGGTTATACCAGAAACAGGGTCTGTAAAAATTACCGATTTCTCTCTTACACCTACCTGCAATCTACCTTCAGGCATGGTTGTTCCGATACCAACCCTACATGGATCTACACTAACAGTTAAGCATTTATCCCCAACTTGGAATTTCTCAGTAGGAACTGTAGTTCCTATACCAACCGAACCCTCTTCAGTAACCACGAAGGAAGTATTTTTACCATCACCTCTTTCACCTACCTGAAATCTTGCATCAGGTTGTGTGGTTCCAATACCTACACGACCATCTACTTGTCCATCATCAGCACCTTTTTGTTGTGATATTGCAGTAAGAACTGTTCCACCAAGACCAACGTTAAATCTATGCTTTACTGTTAGATAATCAGAGTATGCTTCTGCACCTAAGATGAATACATCTTTAGTAAAAGTAGCAATACCAGTTACATATAAGTTATTAACATCTAAATTTAATCCTTGCTCAACTGATGTATTACCAAATAAATCAGCATAAAGAGTTCCATAAATGTAGACATCGTTGTTAAACTCTGTTACATTACCTACAGTATTGTTACTTAAACTAAAATAATTATCAGATTCTGCCACTACACTATACCTCTAGTTTTTAGTCCTTGAGCAGCATCAAGTCCTATCTTAGTACCACTAAAAACTAATCCACCAAAAGAAATATCTCTCGGTGCTAGATTTCCTACTAAAGCATCACAATTTGCAATATTACTCTCAAGATCAATCCTATTACCAGCTTTTAATTTAATATCACTTCCAGCATCTAGTGTTATATTTTTATCAGCATCAATA